ATGCCTATTTATGAGCGCCTACACAATGAAAAGAAGCAGTGGAGATTCCGCTGCTATTACACCGATTTTAATGGAGATCGTGTTCAAAGAAACTCTAAATGGTTTAACACTAAAAAAGAAGCAGTAGCTGCTGAATCTGCATTCATGCAGATCAAGGTTGTTGGAGACCAGGACGTATCCTTCTATGAAGTTACTTTAAAATGGTATGAATTTAAATCTAGAACATTGAAGCCATCTACGCTGGATACGAAAAGAGTGTATCTGAATATGTTATCTCCCTTCAATGATAAGAAGATGGCCAAGATTACATATCTTGATATCGATAACTTTTTTCGAATTGCCACAAATCAAATCTTATAAGTATTCGACCAAAAAGACGTTACTAACAAATCTTAGAAATATCTTTAGATTCGCGAAGAAACATTATGGTATAGTCAATGATCCATTTTTTAAGATGGCTCCTTTGACAAGGCCTGTTGCCACGGAGGCTAAAAAGCTTGAAATCGTGTCTAAAAGTGATTTTAAGACACTTTTCGATTATGCAGTAACATGTAGAGGTGGAGCATGGAAAGATACGGCATACGCAATTTGGACGATGTATATGACAGGCATGCGTGTATCTGAATATTTATCATTAACCTTTGAGGATTTCGATGGTAAATACATCCATATTCGCAGACAGTATATTCGTGGTAAGTGGCAGACACCTAAGACCAAGAATTCAATTCGTAAGATTGCAGTTGATGAAAAGACAAAATCGTTTATTTATGAATTGAAGAAATACTATTCTTCTTTTGATGAATTTGAAGAGACGTGGTTTATATTTGGTGGATATAGACATATGGACCCAGAGATATTAAGACTAAGAAAAAACAAATTGTGTGCAGAAGCTGGAGTTCCTGAATTCAATATTCATGCGTTAAGGCACTCACATGCTTCAAATTTAATCGAGGCGGGTGTAAATATGTACAAGATATCGAAACGTCTAGGACACTCATCTATACGTACTACGATGGATATTTATGGCCATCTTATTGATACGGAAGAAGATGAGGTTTTGAATGCAATTTCAAATTTTTAAGTCATAAATAAGTCATAACTCTATACAAAAACAGAATTCCCCTTTATTTAAAGGGGAATTATTTTAGTTTGTAAATTTTTCGTAGAAAGATAATGCATTTATAACATTCATTTGCGCTTAAAATATAGGTGTAGAATTCATGAAAATAAATGATGTTTAATAGAATCCATTCCTTTTAAGATGTAATCAAGATATAAACGATATCTTAATTTTTGAAAAGTTTCCCAAATTTAAGTTCTTCGGTATTTAATCCAAAAAAGGCATAAGAAAAGTATCACTTATGCTTGCATATATGCTAGTAGTATGCTATAATATATATGTAAGGAGGAAAGGTTATGAATAAGAAATTTAAAAAATCCAAAATCGATTGGACGTCTCTAATCATACAATCAATCTTGGACTTAGCAGTTGGGTTAATCTTATTGATTATCGAGAAGCTTACATAGCTTCTCCCCTAACTCATTATAACTTATTCATCGTATATTATGCTAGTAAAATTAGGAATATTTTTTATCGCAATTGGAATTGCAAAATTCATTTATGCAATGTATTTAAAACACAAAGGAGAATAACATGAGACCCCAAGACAAGTACAACAAAGAAAAAATGACAATTATTTCTGCTAGATTCAAAAATGATTTTGCCGAAGAATTTAAACAAGCTTGCAAAGCTTTAGGAGTATCTCAAGCGGATGTTATTAGAGACGCAATGAATCAAACAATTGAGAAAGCCAACGCATTGGATGGACTAGATATGTTTAGTATCGATAAAATGAATCAAGACGAAGCTTATTTTAGCCGATTCATCCAGGAATTAAAAGATTATGATGATTTTGGAAAATTCAAAGGATATTTTGGAAAAGCTTCAGATGTTGAAGATAGAATCTGTGAATTAAATACATGTGAAATCTATACTGAAGTTAATGGATCATACGAATGTACAAGTAATGATAAAGAAATTCATGATGAATTCGGTTCTGATGACAATCACAAAATCAACGGATATATTGCCATCGAAGTTGGATATGGAAAACACGTTAAAATGTATGGCGAGTACTTCTGCGAAGACTGGGATGAAGCTAATGAAGTTTATCAGAATTGTTCGTTTGAAAATTACTACGGAATTGATTTAGATTAATGCATAAAAAAAGAAGGGCCACAATAAAATCGGCCCTTTTTTGCGTTATTTGAATAATTTAAAAATCTTTTCGACGATTTTCAACAACAATTCAATCAATTTGTTGATTCCAGATACATTAATTGTGTCATTTTTGACAGAATCTGAACTATTTTCATCGTTTTTATCGTTTTTTGAGTCATCTTTTCCGGTATTTGAACCATTTTCATCCTTTTTAGGATCGTCTTTTTTAGGCTCGTCACTCTTTGGATCAGACTTGTAGAAGTCAATATCATGATAGATTACATCTTTGTCAAATGGATTCGAAGTGTATTGATGTATAACTGCAATATCTGAATTGTCTGAATTGACATTACCATCATCCTGATTCCATGCTGCAATCCACAAAGGATAGTCTGTATCTACATATTGTCCGATCCATGATCTAGATGTATAAACACCAGTGTAATAACCTTGTGATTTGAAATAATCACAGAATACTTTGCAGACCATCGAACAATGTTCTTTTGTCAGCAATCCGTTTTGTTCCTTCCATCCTGGTTCTCCAGGCTTTGTGCTGGAGTCTTCCATATCCATCCAAACACCAAGTTGGATATTTCTACTTTTAATTAATTTATGTGTATACTTGGCTTGCTCAAGCGCAGTCTCTTCATCACCGCAATAATCGTAACAATATACACCATAAGGAATTTTCAATTCTTCACATTTATTTGCAAAATACTCAAATTTCTTGTCTTCAGTAGTCCACCAATTTGAACGCAAAATCACAAAGTCATACTGCGACAAATCTATGTCCGAACTGTTATGTTCTGATAAGTCGATTCCGTATCCTTTTACATTTTTAATGTAATCTGTTTTAGACGGGTTGGATGACTCTGGTGTAGAAGGTTTCGTTTCTTCCTTTTCTTCTTCTGGTACAGTGAATGTAGCCCACATCTTACTCTTATCTTCGGTTGCGGACACTGCAACAAAGATTTTTCTATCACTATCTTTATAAACTACATAACGATGGCCATTGCCAATATACTTCCAATAATATCTGATTTTATCTCCGCTGTTGTATATTTTGCATACATTGCCAGTTGGCGAGTCGTAACGCGCTCTAATGCCATCTACAGTGAACGTAGCTACACCATCTTCTTGTACAAGTTCAATTGTATCACTTGGATTAGCATCATCTTCTATTGAACTGAAAGTGGCCCACGTGTCTTTTCCTTGAACTTCGCTTCCTGAGATTGCCATGAATTGAGTCTTGTCTTTATTAACCACCCATCTATGGCCATTAGCTATGACTTTGTAGTAGTATTCAAACTGATATCCTTTATTTACTCGTTTCAATACATTTCCTGTTGGACTACCTTCACGAATTGCAACTGAATCAACAGTCAAAGTAGCAATAGCGTGTTCTGAAACTAAATTGGCTGCATTAAACACTGTAATTCCTGAACCACTTGTAGGATTACTATAGCCTTTGTAATGCAACACCCCACATGATCCATTGTAAGTCAATGTTTGAATATTTGCAGGAGACAAGTTAGTTCCTTGATTCATTCCTAGAAACTGTCCTGTTCCGTTACCATTGTCTTTAATCAACATCGCTACATGGCCATAATAGACTCCTTTGTACCAACCATAAACTGAATCCCAAATAAACCAATCTCCAGGGTGGCCAATTTGTTCGAAATTAAAATAATCAACATATCCAAGTAAATCTCTTCGATACCAAATTTCGCGTGCTCCTCCAGAACCTCCAATCGCTCTTCCAGGGTTTGGATATCCAGCTTTCTTTAAAAACTCTTTGAAAAGAGTTACACACTGATTGTAGTATCCGCCTAGTCCAGATGATTTGCCTAACCATTCTTTTTTAAAGTCATCTTTTGTGAAGTAGTTCATAATTAAATCTCTTCCTGATTGATTTTCTTGTCAGCTACTTCTAATCCTTTGATTAGAATTTTTGGAACGTCATATCCCGCTTCAACAAAGTTCTCAATAATTGATCTTGCTTCATTGACGGTCAAGGAAGCTAAGACGAACCATCCTAATAGAGTTGTTAGTGTTAGATCAACTCCGATTGTTTTGCCGATTTCGATAAACCAAGCCGAAATTGCAAAAGCGAATACAATCATTAACCAGTATCCTAGCTTTTTCAGAACACCGGTCCATCCTTTGCTGCTATTAGTCTTATGATTGATATTTGACTTCATCCAACCTGTAATCCAGTCGATTACGTTTAATAATAAAAAAACGGCGAACAAGAACCAGTGTTCACCAAAGATAAGTGTTAGTAATGCAATAATTGCACCACACACATTGTTGTAGTAGCTTGTAAAAACTTTCATTTATTTTCTCCTATGTCATATATAAAAAAAGCTAGATATTCTAGCCTTTTTAATAATTTTCACCAGTGATTTTTTTATACTGATCAGCAGTAATAATTCCCTTTTCGCAGAATTTTCTTACCTGTTTATCAGTATATAATTTCAGATCATAAAATCTTTTGATTTTTTCAAACATAGATTAGGCCTCACTTTCTTCTAGAAGTGTATCTGTCATTAGGGCTGTATACATGACTTGCGCTTCAATTTTATCCTGTGCTGTTGCTTGTTGTTCTGGATCAACAACTTTAGGTTTATCTTCTTCTGCAACCTCAACCACTTTACCTTCTACAAATTTATAATTATATCTTCCGTGTTCATCTACTAATCCTTTGTCTAGATATAGACCTTGAGCATGAGCGTATTTATCGCCTTTCCCCTTATCAATTTCTGTCATTGTTTTAATTTCTTCGTCTGATAAGAAGATTTCTGAATTAATAGATGTAATGTTATTTTCTGAATCTTTATTAATATATACTCTTGCCATGCTTATTTCTCCTATTCATCATCATAAATTTCTGCATCTAATGCTATAGTTCCGCCTACATTGCAATTTCCAACCTTGCTTGTCACGGCTTGAATAAGCAAGGTAAGGTCTTTCACGGTAGTGTCTAATGAAACTACGGCTCTTGTTAAACCGGAGTTAGAAGTATTTGCAAAGTTTACTGTAGGTTTAATTCTCATACTAGGAATTGTGTCTGAGAATATGTATGTAAAGCTTGCAGAACCGGAATAAAATACATAATAGTAATATCTTTTAAAGTAATATCTCTGACACTTAATTAATTCATCTGCATAATTTGGAGCAACAAATGTTGTTGCTACTTTACTTTTTTCCAATTTAATCCATTCAATTGTGCAAGCTCCATTCTGCGATGTAGTACCAAATCTGATAATACTTAATGGAGCACTTGAACCATCAAGTGTTAATGTATGAATTCCATTTGTTGTGATTTCCTTTTTTCCAATAAGCGCGTTTCCGCCTAGAAGGCTAGTGCCTCCTTTTTTCATAGCTTCAAGTCTAAATGAACCTACAATAGAAGATACCTTTACCGAAATCGTAAATTCTTCGTTCAATTCATTTTCTAAGATTTGGCTTATATAATTCTCTAAAGTTTCTAGAGAGTTGGTTGTTGTGCTACCACCTTTATAGCTTATCCCATTATCTAATTGCTTTACTGTTGTATTATAAATTTTCCATCTATCAAATGAATAATTTGTTTCGTTGTACGTTGTAAGCCCACGTTGATTTACTTTGAAATCCGGATTAATCAATAAATTCGGATTACTGAATTTTGTTCCTAAATAATTAGCTAGTTGCGATAATGAGCCTTTTTTTAATCCTGCGCCATTGTGCACAGGCAATAAGCTTGTATCTGTAAAGCTAGGCAAAGCATCTAATTCATTCACTTGTTTTCCTGCCATTCTCTATTCCTCCTTGACTTTATATGTCCAATCTGTGCCGATTTCTCCACTTGCGACTTCGTAAGACCAATCGGCTAGGATTGCATTTCCTTTTTCATCCACTAAATCTTGAGCGCTTGTTACGCTCAAATTTGTAGTAAAGTGATTATTCATCACCATTTGATTCAATGCGTTATGTGAAGTAGTTACAGACTTTATTTTCGAGACAAGCCACTGTATAGAAGCTTTGTCTTTGAATACGAAAGCCATATACTAACCCCACATTGTGTTTAAATCGTTTGTTGTAATCGCAGCTAATTCTGAACTCTTAACATACGCCGATAAATCAATGTCTGTATTACCAATTTTTTCATATGTCTTTGTCTCTGAAAGCCAAATATACTCATCATAGATATCTTGCGTTCCATGTGAATGTGCAACCAAATAAATCACACCGTTTGAACCTGTAGCAGGTAAGCTATTTACCTTTTCATATTTAATAGATGTAATATTACCGACTGCCGAATTAATCAATGATTGTACTTGTGACTGTGTTTGATATCCTTTACCTGTAACGATTGAATCAACTTGCGTAGATGTTTGGAATCCACTGTCATTTGTTAATTGTGATACCTTTGTTGGAACTGAAATATCTACGGATTTTGAGCTTGGCTCAACTTTTGTACCGTTAACCTTTACAGACTCAATCACATTCGCTTGAGCACCGCTTGCGATACCACTTAACTTTTGCTTTTCTGCGCTTGTGTAGTCATTTGTTGATAAGCCTTTACCACTTACAACATCAACTTTCCCACCTAACGCCGATTTAATTTTACTGATTAAGAGCGTCAATCCACTCTTATCTAAATATTCAATAGCCATTATTTTTCCTCCTATAAACTATTCCATAATTCATCTAGTTCGATTGTTGATACAGATGTTACAGAACCTTCTGCCATAGCCCCTACATCTTCCGGAGTGTATACCGGTCTTGTTTCTGCTTTCGCCCATAAAGGAACGGTAGGGTCTATTTCTTCAACCTCTCCAATGATTTCATTCCCATTTAATTTAGGTTTGTTTCTTAACTTTTCATAATCCGTTGTTCCTACATATTGTTCATTTAAACCGAACTGAATATGATCTGATTCGTCTTTAACATCGATTTCTATACTGTTTACCAGAATCATGTAATCACTTCCTTATTTAATACACTATATACATTAACTGTTTTTATTGGTGAAGCCATCGCTATGCCGTCATATGTAATCATTCTTAGTTGGATATTGCAATTTCCGCTTTTAAAGCTCAATGTCTCTTCCTGCGTTAAAAAAACTGAAATAACATTATTTTCGACTTTTAAATCCGTCATACTTTTTTTCAGTAAATTTCCATTTTGCTCAAATACCACATAGATATGTTCCATATCTGCTAAATCAATATTATTGACCGTGATTTGAAGCGTTGGCGTTGTTCCTTGTCTCATTCTTTCACCTTGTACGTCCATTCCTCACCTACATTTCCGGAGTCAACTTCATATGCCTAATCCGCTAAGACTGCATTTTCGTTCTCGTCGATCAGACCATTTTCTGAATCTGATAACAATTCAGTTTTAAAATGATTAGTCAGAATCATTTCCATTATCTTCTGATCAGCTTCACGGATTGAAGCTCCTAATGTTTTCTTTACGTTTCCTTCGAAATCAATTCTTGCATCAACTATCTCCGCATTGGCATTCAATGAGCTTTCCGTTGAAGATATAATTGCATCAATGCGTGAAGTTAATTCATTCGCTTTTTTTAATAGTGCTAGATATTGTCCACGCACTGCATTACCAGCATTACTATATGTAACTCCATTACCACCTACACGAATATCGATTAACTCGTTCAGATTTGTCTGATTTCCATTAGTGATTGTCAATAAATCCAATCTATGCATAATGGTGTCATATTTCTGCTCGATATAAGCATCAACCAATTGTTGCCAACCATATTCACTTGGATCTACTTCAGTTGTTCCGTTTGGCGCTCTCTTCACGATAAAAGCTAATTCATTTGTCACTAGCTGCTTATTACCACGAATCAAATGAACCGCTAGTTCAATTAATCCGTTTTCCTCAAAAGGCTTTCCTGGAATATAAAAGCCATCTTCGTCAGATGGCAATACTTCTTCATGTAGTTTTCCTTGATTAAAATATCGAATATGAATCTGTGATGTATAGTCATCATATTTACTCCCATCACTTTTCAATATAACAGGAACATTAACAGAACCTTCACATGTTTCTAGCCCTTTAATGGCTACAAGCTGTAAACCGCTTCTTAATAATTCCATCGAATCAACTCCTTCCTATACGTATTTTGCATCTATTACAATTCCATTAATCAATGTTAGCTGCAGCTTTTTTTCTCCGTCTGAACCATTCGTATAACACTTAGGCCTAAAGTAACCCAATGGCACAGTTCCAATCGCTAATAAATTAAATGGTCCGCCATTCGCACCACCACTTCTACCTTGGTTTTGGCCGAAGTACTGACCATTGTAGTACATAGCTACGTGCCCATTTCCGCCACCCATGTTTGAACCCCACACGGCAATATCGCCGTTTTGAGGAGAACTCACGACATTACATGAATTTAACATTCCATTTGAGGTTCTTTGCGTCCAAATATCTTTAGCTCCGCCCGATGCAGTACAGTGTGCATACGGATAGCCTAGCCACTTCATGTAGAATGCGTATCCATCCCAACATTGTGCGCCGTAAGCACCATCTATATCATGCGATGTTCCATTGTATGTATTGACGAATACAGAAAAAGGTTGAGCCATATTACTCAACCCCTACTACAATTCCGGCTTCAACTGTAATTGATTTTGTTACAGTGTAAGTACCAGTGAGCCCTTTTTTACCGTCCAAAGTTATGATGCTAGCACTGTCTGAAATAGATATAGTTGAGTTTTTGGTATGCATTCTAACATAGTTTTTGGTTACAGAAAAATTGTTATCACCGTTTGAAAGCAAAATTGTGCCATCATCGCTAACCGAAACACTGGTGTCGCCACTGATCAGTGCCACACTATGTGATAGATACTCGCCATCATGTTTAAAAGAACGAAATGCTATTCTTTCGGGCAATCGAGTACCATCTGAATCAATGCACTTAATATCAGACCAAACAGATCCTTGAACAGTTCCTTCGGTTCGTGGCTGCATATTGATTTCCGCACCAACATTAATATCTTGAACAGTGTTCAATACTCCTTTGAATGTCCCATCATTCATTACAAGCTTACCGGTATCCATATTCAAATAAAAGCTGCCGCTCTTATCTGAAAGAATGCCTGTAATAATCGCATTCGCAATCAACCCTTTTGGGCCAAATGCATTACCCCACTTCCAATCCGTTCCATCTTCGGTTCTTGTGTTAGAGAACTCCAAACCGCTAGTTCCATAGCATGTTGCTCCATACGTTGGACTATCTGGATCTAAATCTTCCATCTTCATAGCTCTATAATCCATCTTCTTCGCAATGTTTCTTTGAGCATAAAGAGACGCTTGAGTTGCATCAATGATTCCTTTTATCTTTTCTGCAATCAAACTAGATGTTTTCTTGTCAATCACCTTTTGTGCTGCCTGGATAACACTATCCGCATTTTCAAAATACTTCGTTTCATAATCACCTAAAGTCATACTATCGTATTTTTTTAAGATGCAATCATAATCGCATTCAATTAATCTTGCCTTAGTTTCGATATTCAACTTTCTGTGTTTAATGTGAACTGTATCGCCAAAGCCAATTGAAACAAGATTCTTAACATCTTTGTAAGCATCCAGTCTTGCCAAATCTACAATATCAACCTTATACGTGATATTAGGAACATCACAATTATTTTCTGTGAAATAATCAGATGCTCTTTTTCTCAACACTTTATATAAATCTTCCAAGGTGTCGCAGACTGTAATTCCATTCGATGCATCATCTTCCTGTGCATCTTCTTTTAGCTTTACGTCATCAAACTGGATAAAGCTCCAATATACATCTGGATAATTATTGATAAAAGAAGAATCAACACACTCCTCATTTGGCAATACATATCCATTGTAGGCTTGTGGATATATCCTGGTGATTAAATTTTCTGTGTTTACGACTTCCTGAACGCTTTTCAAATTGTATCCGAACTCACACCTGGCACCTTTGTCTGAACCAATTCTTTTGTTGATTTTGATTGTGTAATCATCATAGACAATTTCTCCGCCCCATCGATTCATAAATGTATTGTCTGCATTTCCGTTAATGGCCTGTAGACGATTCATTTTATTAAAATAGCACGTAGAAATATCCGTAATATCCGAAATTCCTTTAAAAGATGTCCCACTTAAAATCGTATTTAACGCATCCTGGCCATTCATATTCACACATCGAGTATCCCACAAAGGCGGTGTTGTCTTGGCCATGTAAAAAAGCGGATACGCTGTTACTTGAACATCATAATCCGCTTTGTCTACATGACGAATAATAAACAATTGATCTTTATTAAATAATGTTGGAACTTTTAAAACTGCCCCATCAATAATATTTTCTGAAATATCATCAATTGGATGTACTAATTTAACATACCATTCGCCGTTCAAAACAACGTGCATCGTACAGCTGGATGGGCGAAGAACATAATCACCATTCTTTTCATAGCTTTTATTAAAAGGCTTATACAATTGGATCATAGTTCACACCTCCAGTTTGGAATCACTTCACACTTAAAATTGCCACTAACTGTAATTGAATTTGAACCTTCCATTAAATATAAAGATTCAAAATCTCCACTGACCTGGACATTCTGCAAATCGCCATTTTCTCGATATGCTACACAGCGCTCGGTATCAATATAAATTGTTCCGGACGTATTAATTACCATCTTATTTCCATTGACAGTTAAAATGCATTGCCCCTCACCGCTAATGATATAAATAGGATGCGATACTGCATAAGGATTTGTCTGCACCATTCCACAACTATATCTATCTTGACCAATAAATAAATACCCATATGGATCACAGGTAAACGTGGACACAAAAGCATTAATTTCTTTTGTGCTTTCTCTTGAGATATCACCAAATTCAACTTTTTTAATTTTATAAAAAATTTCTGAATCATCCATCATCATAAGAGTCTTAGATTTACGAATCATTCTTTTATAGTCTCTAAAAGTTTTATTCAAGTATTCTCTTTTTTCTTTGAAATTAAAATTGATATTAAATGTAATATCATCATAAGTGCCTAAATCTTCGAAAAACTTACCATCTCTTCCAGGAATATCATATTCTTTGTAGTTGCGCTTAGGAGTTACTATATCAGGTCGTCTGACCGGATATAGTTTTTCCCGAACGCAAGATACATTATCTAAATAAATATCAAATGAACTCATTCTATGCCTCACCTCTCATATAAGCATTAGATACACTTCTAGATCCAATAACTCTTTCCATAGATGAAGCAATATTACGACCATCCAAAGTTGTAGTGTTATACACAACAAACGTTGGATCGTACCGATAATTCGTGTTATCAGTAAACGAAGGATCCATTCCAATATCCATGATATCTTGTAAATCTTTGATTTGGCTTTCTACTCTACTTTTGTTTCTGTCAATTCCTGTAGCTAATAAATCCATGAAATCAGGCATCCACTCATCCGCATCGGCAAGTGGTCCTTCATCTGGAACAGAGAAATGCAGATTTTTCTTAATAAAGTTTGTGACTCCACTAATCTTTCCTTTTACCCATCCGGTAAATCCTTTCCAGATACCACTTGCAAAGTTTGACATCATGTCCATTCCCCATTGCAAGAATTGACCAGGTAACGATTTTATCTCATTCGCAATATTTCTAACCAAATTAATTGCTGCATTCTTGCCTTTTGAAGCAAAATCCTTTGCCCAATTGACAATTGCAGACAACATATTGCTGATCCAATTTTGGAAGCTATTTAAACCATTCGCAAAGTTCTCTCCAAGATTTTGGAAGAAATCATTGATTTTCTGCTTTACATTGTTAAAACCATCCGTCCATGACTTTTTAAATCCTTCCCATAACTCAGATACTTTATTGCAAACGGACTCCCATGTTTCTGTCAAGAAATTAAGTACCTCATCCCAGTTTTGAATAACTAATATAATTGCCATGATGGCTGCAATAATCGCAACAATTATCGCAATCACCGGAGCTGCGGCAGTAACCAAAGCTCCAACTCCACCTGCCGACCATCCACATGCTGTGCCAATCGCCAGTATCAAAGGAGCAATCGTAGTCAAAACCGCAATAATCCCAATAAGGACCACAATCATTTGTTGAGCTGGTTCAGGAAGTTCACTAAATATTTGAATAATTGTAGTTAATGCTTTCGTAAATTCAGTAAATACTGGCATCACGGCTTTTGAGAACTCAGCCATTGCCTCATTGTAATCATCTTGGGCTTTGTTTGACTCAACCAATGCCTTGTTGTTCTCATTCCATGCATCTGCTGATTTCATTAAGCCTTGATTGGCCATTTCATCCAACACTAACTGTGCACGTTCTGAATTATCTGAACATTGTTCTAATTTCTCGTTAAACTCATCCTCTGAAGTTCCAGCCCAATTCAACATATCCGCAAAATTACCGGTAACTGTACCTGTCTTGATTGTCTCGTTGATTGACTCAGCCAAACCATCAATTGGAATCGAATCTCCATACCGGGCCCAGGCGCCAATTGCACCTTTTGTGATTTGCGTTAACTGACTTTGCTCCAAACCAATTGCCTGCAAGTTAGCTGTAGTTGTAGCTGCAGATTGAGTATCACCTAAAACTCCAATAAGTTGCTTATAGGTCTGTTTTGTTTCGCCCGTAATGTAATTTAAATGAGAAGAAGATACCTCTAAAGAGCCCATGATTTTCAAGTATTCTTTAGATTCTTCTACTGCTCCTTTGATATTTTCAACCATTCCAGATGCAAAATCAGATACTTGCTGAGCAGCCTCTTGCATGTTAAAGCTATCTTTAAGTTGTTGAACATCTGTCTTAGTCTTTTTTAACTTTTCACCAGTTTGTTCTGAACTATCTCCTACTTTTTCGACTTGAGTCGATGCATCACTTGCACTTTTTGCCAAATCATCCAATTTAGAATCATTGTCTGAAATTTCAGACGATAATTTATTGGCATAAGCAGTTGTCTCATTAAATGCAGTCTTCAATTTAGAAATCGTTGATTCCGTATTCGCATAAGCTTTTTCTGCTTTCTGAACCTGGCTTGAATTCTCACCATATTCATTTGTCAATTGTTGAATTTCTTTGGCCTGTGCCTCAAGATAATCCGTTTGTTTTTTTATCTGATCCGATAAAAGCTTCATTTTATCTGACTGCTCATCATATTGTTTCTTCAAAACCTTATTTTTCGCAGTCAATGACTCCATGCTGTCAGCTTGAGCATCAAATTCACTTGATACAGCTTTTAATTCAGACCCATACTCTTTTAAATTCTGATTGATTTTAGAAATGGATTGATTAAATTCAGATTCACCTTTAATCGAAATCTTTGGACCAATATCATATCCAGCCATATCATCACCTCAAATCTACATTAATATATTCTGGCTCTATATATTCGTCGGCATATCCATCTAGAATGACCGAAGCATCCGTTAGATCCGCTAAATAACCTAACGGCATCACTAGAAACTCTTTGGATGGAATACCAATCTTATAGGCTTTTACCATTAAGTATTTGCTTGAATCACCTTGAAGCTTTTTTTCTTCTTTTTTTTTGAAGAATTTAAAGGTTTAGCCTGGATTTTTCTTTCTTTTGATTTGGAAATACATTTCTTGATTTTTGCAACAATTGCCTTCAATTCTTCTGGATCAGAAGGAATCAAGTACCCAATTGTATCTTTTGAAATCGGCTCCAATAATCCATCTTCGCCAATTGGTGCTCTATCATACTTTTGTCGCATGATATTCATAAACGCACATCCTGAATCAATCATTAGATAAAGCATGCTGATTATCATGTTTGCAGCTTCGGCCACGTCTTGACCTTCTTCAATCTTTTTAGCAGCTTGCGCAAAGTTTCCCATTTGTGAAACACAAGCTAAAGAAAAAGACATTGGATATCTATATTCTCCAATGTCTATAAATTGAATATTCATGTCCATAAGTCACCTTATGCAACAATATTTGCCTTTTGCTTCAAGTACGCAACCGCTTTTGCTTCATCTGGTAAATCTGCATAGCATTGCCATGCATGATCACCTGCTGCATCACGCATTACGGATCCTGTGATTTCAGACAACTGCCAATCGACTGTATCTTCTTTAGTCTTCGCAGAACCACCTGGAATATTAAATTTAACACGATTAAACCAAATTGCACGATAGAATTCTTCATTGTTATTTTGATGCAATTCAATAAGCCCACATCCAACTTCAATTGACTTCGTATTATCATCAAATACATATTCAGCCACAGATTCCCCACCAACTGTAATTTTATTTTCTTTAATACTCAATAAAAGTTTAGATGTAGCAGGCATCAATTCACCAGTGGTAATGGTCAAAGTTCCTTCTTTGAACTCTCCACCTTCCGATTCTGCAATTTCATTGTCTAAATATAAATTATTATTGTCAGTAGTCGTAATATCAAGACTATACTCACTCATCTTTTCAGGGATGTTACCTTCTGAATAAGTAGTAGTACCGTCTGAATGACTATATTTCGCAATAATTAATTTTGATAAACCTTTTTTTGCCATTATTTGTTCATCTCCTTTTTGAATAATTCATTCATTTTACTGTCCATTGTTTCAATACTCTTTTTTCTATTTTTTCGGACTGCACGACCTACAAAATCATTTTTAGGACGAAAAGACGTTCCTCTCAAGATTGATCTAGCAATCAATGGTATTGGAACACCTCTTGAATACTTCTTCGTTTTATGGCTTGAATATCCGGCGAAACCAACTTTGACGTTGATATCGTCGCCCTTACTTTCCATATCTGAAATACCAAGACCTTTCTCAAGAGCTTTTTTCTCATAGTCCATAGGCCCTTGGCTTGCATGATTGGATGTATTCAACGATTGTATCTCACTTCGAATCCCATCTACAACCACTCCAGCACCTTCATACAATGACATCTTCATAATTGGAACTACATCATCTTTTTCAAGCTTCTGCAGTTTATCAAGATATTCATCAAAATCATTAAATTCAATTTTGGCCATCAATACTCCCAGTCGAATGAATAATGAATGTAACTCGAATTTGTTTCGTATTCAATATTAATTATATTGAATGGAACTCCGTTGCCGTTAAACAAATCAATAACTTCATCCACTAAAGCATCAAACTCGACTTTTGTATAAATATCCAGCGAACCTTTTATAACGATTTCATCATGCTGATTGTCCAAAAATAAAGAATCAGATTCTCCTTCTTCTTGCCAAACTATATATCTATCGCCTTTATCTCCTGTTGCATCATAATGGTAAATTTCATTAGTGCTTGTATACTGCAGTAATTCTGCAAATGCTTTAAGCTTCGAATTCAAACTTTTCATTTAAATGCATCAATGTAAGCTTAGTAATTTGTATACCATTATCATCAAATGTATGTTGAATCTGTGAAATCTGATACTGTGTACCATCTTCCAAAACAACAACATCTGCATATGCAATTGAACGATCTCTGTAAATAGATACAGATTCATCCAGCCTATCCTGTGCTTTTTTAGCTTCATAAAACTTTGTAACACCAATTACTTCATAAGAAAAATAATAAGAAGATTTAAGGCGTAACTTAGATACAGGCATAAAGCCTTTATCCTGCACTAATACACGCTCATAAATCTTCAGAATTCCATCATCAAATGTCATTATCTTCCTTTTTGTGACCACAGGATATTGTTCAATTCATATCTAAGAGATCTAGGCATAGCTAGTGGGCTATCTTTATTAGCTCTTTTTCTGAATAAGAATGCTGCGTAGTCAATCTTCGCCATATAATAATCAAAGGAATCATCATCGACGATTCCTTCTCTTGTCATAAGTGAAGCAGCTTGCTTCAACAACACTTTTAAATATTCATCGTTGGCATTTGTTGGCGGCATTTGGAGGTTCTGCTTCAGGACAGTTAGTTCAGTATCTTCTCCAAAATCCATTGTTTATTACCCCTTTGTGACTTTTACAGTATAAACAAGTTTTGACATACCGTTCTTAACAGTAACAACTAAGTTCTTAGAACCTTCTAATGTTAATTCCTGGCCATTATTGTATTTCTTTCCGCCATACATAATAGTCACTGATGCTCCTTCTTGAGCTGGAACTGCATTTACAACGGCATTTGCTGCAGTTGCGCTTACTTCATATTCGTAAGTGTTTGCGTTGAATGCTAATGTTTCTGATCCAAGAGTCAATGATGATAATGTTGCATCGTTTGCATCATCGGCACGGAATGTTGCTGATGTTACTGGTGCTTTACCATCGATTGTCATTACACCGAATCCTTCATCAATTGCAGGTTTTCCGTCGTAGCGAGCTACACCACGGAATACTGTCTGATTATCTAAGAATTTAACGTGTTCTGACTGATCAATCTTAGCTCCGGCACGTTCACCTAATGTGTATAAATCAAAGTGTCCGAAGATGATATTATTGTCAGCAATAAAGTTAAGCTCAACAATTTCACCACCAACAATAGGCATTGTATTCTGCATTCCCGCAACAATAGCACCATTCATATCTGCATCCAATGATTCTGCCATCAATAATTTATGCGTCTTTTCGTTCATTACCCATGTTAATCCTGCAGAAGAATAATCATTGATTACACATGTTGATTTTTTGATAATATCTTTAAATAATTCTTTTCCGGTAAGGTTAGCACTGCCCTTTAAAATATTTGTAACATGCAAATCCTTCCATGCTCTAGCCGTTGAAGGATAATCGTTTGGACGTACTTCTTGCGCTAATCGAGTAACAATACCTAATGGCATTTTAACTCCGTGTCCAAATAAGACACCTTTATCCAATGCTTTACCGATTGCTTTACCAATCGCATTAATGATTTCTGTAGCTAAATCTTCATCGCTGTCTTCCAATACTGCATTGCATACTGCGAAGAATCCGGCTACTGCGTATCCGTCCATCTCAATGTTGTTGAATTTTAAATCCATTTCATTCAATGATCCGCACATTTCAGTCCAAATACCTTCTGAGATGTCTCCCATGATATTTTGACGAGATGTTCCACTTACACTCTGTAAATTAACTTTTGAAATCAATTTAGAATTCTCTTCTACTGTTTGACGAATCAAAGGTAACATAACTTGTGGAATTGTTAGTCCAACATTTTCAATTGCACGATGCTCTTTAATACATGTTCTTACGTTGGATAAGAATTTTTCTACATTCTCATCTTTAAAGAAACGATCACGTTCTTCGATTGGCATATTGAAGAATTTATTTCTTACAGTCATTTTCTGTTGTCCTCCTCTATTTTCTTCTTGCTTAGGGTCATCTGTTGGCTGCTGAGACTCTGCTTCTTCAATTTCTTTTTCGATATCAGCGATTGTCTCTTCCAGCTCTTTCTTTTCATCTTCGTATTCTTGTTTTTCTTCTTCTAATTTTGCGACTTCTTCTTCAACAGCTTGTTGTTCTTCTTCTGTTGAATCATCACGCAATTCAGAAATCGCAACTTCTAGTTCTTTTGTACGTTTTTCAAAGTCAGATTCTTTTTTTCTTAATTTCTCAAGATTCTTTTTCTGCGTATCTAATTTTTTACGCAACATTAAAACTTTTAACATGCTTATTCTCCCTTCAATCTCTTCAGCATTTCTTTTTTTCTTTGTTCTAATTTTCTAGAACGAATTGTGTTAAATTCCTTTTTTCGCGCAGATACCTGTGTGTCTTCGTATGCAGGAAAAGTAACTACAGATACTTCATACAGATTCACGGATTTAATCGTCCAATGAACTTCGTTTCCATTTTCTGAATATTCTTCTGAAGTAATCTCAAAGCCAAAACTACATTGATCCACATCGCCACGTTGCACACGAGCATATAGATTCATCGCATCCTGGTCTGATTCATTGATTTCAACTTCGCCCCATAGGCCTTTGTCGTCAACTCTTAAAGTTAATGTTCCTGATTTGGTGCGTCCTAAAACCAAACGTGTATCATGGTCAATCAAACAACGGATATCACTATCCAGTGTTCCATCAAAAGCATGTGGATCTACACTTTCAGTAGCTCCATCCCATAGCTGATAATTGGAATTGAATACCGCAAAGTATCCACTGATATACTTTTTCCCATCTGCATCTCTAGTTTTGAATTTAGATAAAGAACTTCTCATCTGATATTTTTTATCCATTATTCTCACCACCTTTTTCCAATTTTTTCTGGTCTCCTATCATTCCTTGTGGAATATAGTTTTCAAGTATGATCAATTCATCTAATCCATCCATCGGAGAATATCCTAGTGAATCTCTGACTTCATTACCTGTCACGATTCCTCGTGTATACAAATCGCATCCCACCGTCGAGAGTGTCTGTATGTCATAGGCATAAAGCGACCTATAATTGAACCTAAAATACCATTCAGGCTTGATAAGTAAACTTCGTGTAAGTGCCTGTTGGATGCACTCACAAATTCCTTTAATTCTTGTGTTGATCCAGTTGTTCCATTCATCCTTATTGAATTCTCCTGCACCTAGTACGAATGTTGGAACATCTAAAATGGAAGCAACTGTCTTCTTGTCCATTTCTACCGAATCTTTGATGGCCAAATCATTCAATGATAACGGCTTTACTGTAACCACATCAAAACCATCTGCAGGAATTAGCCAAGGCTCTCCTGTCTGATTCGATTTAATATATTTATCCAACAGCTTTTGTCTTCCGTCTGAATTAGAAAACTCATCAACCATTCCATCAACTTTAACAATCAATGATGGCTGCCATTTCGATTCCATGAAGCCTTTCTTAGTGACGTTCGCTTGATCCAAAGTTTCGGCCACACTTCGCAAAGATTTACGGTATCCCACACCTTTCCACGGATAGTTTGGATCCGGATTAATTACGATATGAATTAAATCTTCCGGAAAATATTCCTTTCCGTTATAAAGAATGGAATATCCAAAATCGCCATTTGGAACGAATGAAACACTTCCAGGATTCAAAGGGTAGATACCTTCAATCAATCCAGATACTGTTCTTGGATACAGAACACAGTTTCCGTCGCCTTCCAATAATAAAGAACGAACGATAGAAGACATCCATGTCATTCTTGTCATGTATTTGTTTGGATGAATATCTACTAAGTTGGATAACGCATTACTAATCCTTTGATCACCATTCTTAGAATTCTCCATTAAATGGATTGTCATACTTCCAATTAGATTGGCAATCTTATTAACTGCACTAATAATTTCAGGATTCTGTGATAACGGTGTATAACCGGCTGACAATAAAGATTCCCAATTTACTGGCATTACCGCAGCATAATTCGACCTTTTCTGTGGATCCGGTCTAATGTTTTTCTTCTTGTTTCTCCTTGACAAAATAAGCCTCCTAATCTAAGAACATCGAAGCAGACGAATTCTTTTCTTCTGCAATCAACAATTGTTTACAAGCAATAACCGAACAATCAAATAAATCTATACGTTGGTTTGGCATTACTTTTTGGAATCGAACAAAATCATCGCTATCTTCTGTAGCTTTGACATTCCCAACGCAATACTCATACGCAAGATTGTGCACGTAATAAAATTCCTGAAGATTGAACTTTTTCTCGATTTCTCGAAAAGCTTCCGTTTTTTCGACGTACAACTGTTTCTGATCACGAATTTTAAAGCCGGCTTTTTTCATTTTTAAAATGAACTCTCGCGAATATCTTCTGTCGTATCCAATCCATCGAATTCTAAAACCTCTGTCTCGAACTTTTATGAACCATTGAATTACATCTTCATATTCAATAACGTTCGAATTACAGCATGTTAGCCATCCTTCTTCTTCCCACCAGAATACCGGGATGTTATCTTCATCCGATTTCTGATATGCCGTACTTCGTGGAATAAACGCATGACTAATGCAAATATCCACTCCTTTATATCGGCCATAAATACAAACTCCGGTTAAATCGTGCAATTTCGATAAATCCGCACCGCCATACCATTTGATAGGAAGCTTAGCCAACTCATCAATCGTCCAATTATACTTGGCATCGGATGTCTTCACGACATTCATATCAAAATATGTATCAATTTGATTTGTAAAAACATTCAACGATTTTGCGAAAAAATCTTTTCTTTGTTGAGGATCGTTCTGCGCCTGGATCGCATCGTTCATTAAGTCTTCGGCACGAACAGAATGACCAATACCAGGATTGGCCATTGCCTGAACATCTGGATTCATGTAATCCAAAAACTTTGCGCCTTCCTCATTTTCCGTTAGATCGGCTTCGCAAATAAAAACGAAGTATTGCTCATCGTCTACTTCGCCATCTAAAATCTTTTTACAATACCGCACTCTTTGCGCTAAAAAACTGTTTGGATCATCTCCTGCAGTTGAAATACCAATCATTAATTTGTTCGCGTAAGCCTTCATAGCTTCTTTAAACAAATTGTATTGTTTCGGCTTTTTAAATGCATGAACCTCATCTGCAATCGCAAAGTTACAGTTAAATGAATCTTGCGCATCTGGATTTGTGGCCAACGCATTTAATTCAAACATTCCGTCAGACATTTCTGCTTTTATAGAATGTTCGTTGTTGTTGTCGATAATATGAAACAATCCACCATCCTCATCGGATTCTCCCATGTTTCTTACGTTGTATTTCAAAAAATTGAATGTTTCTAACGTCTGCTTTAAGGCTGCAGCCACAACATAAATCTTGGATCCGGACTTTCGATAAAGTAATCCAACCGCATACGCTAATGCTGCGGAAAATGATGTTTTAACATTTTTTCTAGGAATGAATATTAAAGCCTCATGGTATTTCTTTATCTTTGTTCCTTTTCGATAGATTCCAAACAGGTTGTAAATGATAAATTTATGAAAAGGCATCAAAATAAAAGGAGTACCTCGTAAAGGTTCTCCGTCTTGTGTTTCGCCTTGCATGTGGCAAATTGTTTTTTGAATGATTGAAATAATGAAGTCTGCATCCTTTGGATTGAATTCATATCTTTCATCTTCTAAATCTCTATAAAATCTATCAATTGCTTTTATACGATAAATATTGGCTTTAATTTTTCCACTCTTACAATCTTCACAATATTTCTGTACTTCTGAAAAATACTTTCCATTATACACTACTTAACACCTGCGCCAATCTACTTTGTTTTGCGGACTCAAGTCCGTTTGATTTGATTGCTTTTAATCCTTTTGGAGTTAATCCTAAAGTTGTTTCGATTGTGAGAAGATTCTTTTGAAGAGCTTCGATGGCCAAATATTCTGCAGTCTTACGAATATTCTCATTTCCGGATTTATTTTTAAAAGTCTCTGTCACTTTGCACCCCTCTTCGAACCACTTTTGATACAACAAATCGTACTGAAATCGCATCTCTGCATACCTATGAATTGTTACATCGAACTCCTTCTTGTAAGTTCCAATTTCTTGCATATATAAAACTGTTTCTTTAAAAATTCGATTCGTTTTTCTGCTGACAGTTGCTCTGTTCATTTTGGCCATCACCCCCTTTTTTCAAAAATTGCTCAGAGTTGGAAAGATGGATACTCCCCCAGGGAACCAATTTTCATGTCAAAAAAATTTAGGTGGGGGGATCTCTTTCAGAGCAATCTTTTTGAGGCTATCTCATCCAAATCCACACCCAACTCTTTGGCCACATCACGTTTATCATAAGCTCCAATCAAATAGAGCAAGTAGATTCGTATCAGCCTACATAGTTCATCATTAGATTGCATAATCTTTTTTCTTCTTTCTCCAATCAACTCCTGGAATCGTATGTCTTTTCAATTCTTCACCAAGCTCAGTCAATGCACCAGTGCTTCTGTTCTCCAACTTATTGTGTTCGCCTACACTCACACTAATTAGGTTCCAATCGCAGAACCGATATTCCGGATATTCATCTGCTGGATAGATATGATGCACAACTTCTGCTTCTACTCTTCTGCCATATCGTTTTGAGATCTGACAAAGATATCCATCTTTTCTAAGAATTGATTCTCTTTTCTTTTTCCATCTCTTAGTCTTATAATCCATGCTTTTTACCTCGTGAAGACAGTCTAGCAAGGAAACTGTCTGCACCAAATAAAAAAAGCACATGTGCGTGCTTTCATGTGTAAAATATTCAACGCTTGGCTTTGTCGAATTTTTTACGCTACTAATATACCACATTAAAATGGTGGCCAATGGCTACTCTTTCAAATTTTTTGTATAATTGATTCGAAAAGGAGGTACATTATGAATTCATCGAATACAAAAGCGAACGTTCCGTCCAATTCGCAAACACGTACAGGACTTGGATCAACATCCCCAAAAAGACCAAATCCATCAACTACGAAGAAGCCTAGATAGGCTTTTTTTATTTTGGCTCTGGAATAATCACAATCTTAATTTGCTTATCTACATTCACATATGCTTCCACATTATCGTTGTTCTCACATTTATTCATGGCTTCATCAAACGACAATTTTTCTAGTCCTGGAAACGGATATATAGAGAATTCATAATTTTTGCTTTTTTGATTCTCCCATCCCATACAACCATGAATCAATAATTCGCTACTTTTCAAATCATATACATATACAAACAATACTTCATTCCTATCAAACAAAATAGTTCTAACCGATTTAGGAGTAAACTCTCCATTTCCGAATGAATCTTTTCTAGCTTTATTTATGTAGCCTGTATATTTTCCAATAATCCAAGGAAATAAAGTAAATGATAGAAATACTGTTAAAACTAACGTTGATGCTACGCTTGCTACAAGATTCCATTTCAATACATCTGTAAACAAAAAACATAATAATAGATTTATCAATGAAAACAATCCAAGCACAAATACTTTATCATTCGAATCATTTTCACTAATATTTATTTTATTCAAATTATCAAGAATGTAGTAATTCGCATATCCACATCCACCAGCTGTAATAAAAGCTAAAATCATTTGTTTTAATAAAACTTCCATGTATTCAACCTGACTTTCTATAATATATTTTTAATCATAGCATGAACATGTTTCTTTAATCCACTACGACTAAATCCATATTTGCCTGCCACATCATATTGTGACATGCGGAAAAAATATAAATCATAAAGAATGTTCATGTCCGTATTACCCAACAATTCAAATGCCTTGCATTCGTTGATTCTCTTTTGATAATAAGCAATTTCACGCTCGCGTTCTTCAATTGTTTCTAACAAAGCCAATTTAGAAGTAAATGTTCTTTGATATGTCGGCATTGGCAAACTGGATTTCATTTGTTCTTTAGACAGTTCTTCAACTGAATGTGATAAACCTAACATTTTATGATTCAACTCTTCCAACTCTTCATTCAATTCAATAATTCTATGGCAACAATAGTCCAATGATTTAAAATCACCAATAAATTGTGCAACTGTTTTTGAAACCTCAATCATGCGAAACCTTTTCAATACCTGAGCAACGTGTCCATTGTGTTCCAGACGAATATTTACTCTCTACACGCTTTCTCAAATTGAAGACTGTTTGATTTAAACCACAGTTTTCTCTTTCCAATTTTGAATATTCTTGTCTGATATATTCAAGCTGTTTTAATCCTGCTTCACGCATTCCACCATTTTCAACATCATATGTCATGATCTTAATTAATTCAGCTAAACAATCAAATGCATCCTCTGCAGTGTGATTATGCAATACAACTTTTTCCATTCTTTTCCCCTTAATACAACGAAAGCAAAAAACAAACAAATTTAACAATACTTGAGATAATCCATACAGCTCCGCCTACAATGGCCGTAAACATCCATATGTATAAAACCCCAAACAGAATAATAAACACTAATCTCCAATTAATCTTCATATGCTGCACTCATTGCTTTTTTAAGCTCCATGTATTTACACATATACCAATCAGATTTTTCCATGTCCTCTTTACCATTTTTATTCAATGCTCTATATCTGTATTTCCAAACATTGCACAAACAAAAATTTGCGACTACTGACATTCCAAATACAGCAATCATTTCATCAATGCATTCATATGATCCACTCTCATAATGTTCTGGATGATTGACTGTGTCTTTTTCTTTTACCATTGCGGATAGCCTCCTTCACTGTATGACATTTCTCTTTCCTGGTTAACATCATTATTTTGTGTTTCTTCTTTCTTGTCTAAGAATTGTAAACTTTCAACCATCACATCGCACGTGTAGATTGTTTCACCATTGTTGTTTGTGAATTTTCCTGTCTGCAATCTTCCGTCAATTCCAATTAAAGAACCCTTCTTCAAATACTGGTACATTAAATCTGCTGTTTTGTTCCAGGCAACACAACTAATAAAATCTGCATCCGGTTGTCCTTGTGCTTTCACTTTTCTACTAACGGCCAAAGTAAACTTGCAGATGCTTGCTCCATTTGGTGTTTTTCTAATCTCAGGATTCTTGGTCAATCTTCCTACTAAAATAACTCTGTTTATCACTCTTTCTCCTCCTTTTTTCTTTGTCAAATAACCTTAAATTATTTTCCAAAATCAATTCTGCACTGAGAGCCCTAGAATAAAGGCTCTCTGTACATTTTTTTGAACTAAAAACTTTTTGTGTTTTTTAATGCTTATTTTGTCCGTAATACAATCTATTTTTCATCTGCAAACCTAGTGAAGAAAACGCGGCTTCAACATCTGTAAACCTTTGATTTAATTCACGCATTGATTCTTTAAGTGATATTGATGACTCAGGTTCTAGAGCACCAAGTGCCACAAATTTTATCTGATCCTCATCTAAACAAAATATAGCTCCATCATCAAACTGGACATCATAAAGTGTAGGCTTCACATAGTTACCCTTACTTATAACGCACGTATGGATTACTTTACCAATCTGACCAACATATTCTTTTTTAAGCTTTCCTGTGCTACTTACCAATTTATGCTCATATCCATCAGTTAAGCTTAATAGTTTTACTTTTGTATACATTTTATTGCCTCTATTCTTCACTTGAATCGTTTTGATCAGTAAATATAGCTCTATCTATATGTTGGCCGCACTCCGGACAATACTCATATTCATCATAATCAATTTCATACCGTGTACCACATCGAGGACAAATCCACGTGTCATACACAAGCTCACCTTTGTAATATCCATCACCTTCGATGTCAGGTTGTGTTGCAGTTTCTTTTTCAACGAGATCACTTAAATCATCATCAATTCTTCTATTCCAAGCATTTATAGCTTCTTGCTTTGAACTGTAAATGTAACGTCCTTGCATCTCATCCGAATTGGTTGCAATTGGGCAATATTCTTTCGAACTCATTTCATCATGTATAATCGCATAATTTATTCCACTGTATGGATCTTCTAGGTAACTCTCGCTTTTAAAATTGCCTTCTTCATCTGTTACTTGTATCCTTGCTTCTCCACCACAGAATGGACATGGCTTTAATTTATCTGTCATTTTCTTTTTCCTTTAATTCCTGCTATTTCTTCCTCTAGAATTCGGACCTCATTTAGGTGCTCATTCAATTTATATTCAAGATATTCAATAATTGCTTTTTCGATTTTTTGCTTCGCTTCATCAATTGATTTAGCTTTTAGTGGCATCAAAGAACCAGGTCTCAATACAGTATAACAGCTATAAGTATATCGTTCTTTCTTGCCTCTTCGTTCCACATTTAATACCGCAATTGGTCTTCTTTCTCCGGGTTCCCATGTTCCAGGGAATGTATAGCAATATAGACTATAACTATTGTATTTCTCGTTATACTCCCAACGTTTAGGCATTTTCATTCTCCTTCGTTATACTCTAACATCCACATCTTGTGACATTTGATATGTGATGCCATTTTCATCCGTTTCATAGTGTATCCAATTTTGAATTTCATCTAAAACTTTTAAAGCTTTTTCTTTGCTGGAATATACACCTAAATCCACAGTGATATTCGTTCTATTATTTAACGTAACCACTGCATGTGGTGCATTACTGTAACTTTCAACTTCAAAATTGTCGCAATCCAATAAAGCAGTTCGGTCTTGATTTCTAATCCACATGATTAATACCCCCCTTTTCTAATCTTTCATGATTCTCATCTGCGTCAATTGATTTAAACTTATGAATCCAGCTTTGCAAATATTCGACTTGCTCTTGTACAAGCTCAAGAATTTTTTCTTCTGCTTCCAATTTAGCCTCTTCGATCGTTTCTGCATCTAAAACATAAGGTTCACATTCAACTTTTGGTACATTTTCAAGTTCATAATCCGCATAGAATTGAGAAAACTCTTCATCTTCAAATACAGTTGCGATAATTTCATCTTCATAAAATCTTGTAAAATGAAGCTTATAATTCTCTTCTATTTCGTCGTATTCCCAATATTTATCTTCTTTAGACATTGCTTTGTCCTCCTATTTATATTTCATGCTTTCCAACATATTCTTCTTAGCTTTGTTTGTCGTTCTAGTATACAAAGATGTTGTCTGTATGGAATTATGGCCAAGAATATCCATCAGATCCGTTACCTGTCCTCCAGCATCCAAATAGTTAATCGCGAACATATGTCTGAACGCATGAGGATGTATTTTATCCAGGCTTATTCCCCTACATTTTCCTGCAATCTTCTTCAACTGGTAGTAAATCTGCTTATAGGTTAAAAAAAAGATTTTTCCTGACTTTATCTTTTCTGTTCTGCAATACTTCAATATCTCACGCTTTAAATCATTTCTCAAAATCACATCACGAATCTTTCCTTTATTTTTGACTGTAATGTAATTTGCTTTTACATTCTCAACCGTGAAATAACTTAGCTCGCTCACTCGAATGCCTGTGTATGCGAATATCTTCATGATCAGATAAATATCCATTCGATTGCATTGTTTGGCCATTCTGCACATTCTTTTAAAATCAGATGGTTCAATCACATCATCCAATGATGCAGCTTGTTGAATTTTGATATTTTTTAATGTCATTTTAGAATGATGAGTACGCAACAATTCGTCTGGATCCAAATTCTTTTCGACCAATTCGCAATATTTTATAAACCTATTTGCGATAGTGATATAGTTCTTTACTGTGGCCGGAGCATACTCTTCTTCCAGGTTCTTTTTAAAGTCGATAATATCAAGCTTACAGATATCATCGACCTCAAAAGAATTCACAAACAGTTCAACAACCTGTCGATAATGAACCAATGAATTTTTAGACTTTTCATTTTCTGTTTCAAATGCGATAAAGTCATCAACTTTGCTAACTAGAAACTCTTTATTCATGGCTTAGCCTTGAAGAAATATCCGGGTAGTTCTTGAAGACTCATCGTCTACAATCTCAACAATTTGTCTTTTGCCAAAGTAATTCTTGGCTTTGCTTAAACATGGAAATCTATGAATTCCATTCACTGAAAACATAATTTCCTGATAGTCTTTCACAACACTGATTTCCACGGGTCTAAATGTTGTATTCTTTAAATCTCTTAAAATCACGATATCAACTCCTTATTTATCTTAAATTTATCCGCCCATTCCCTGACAAAGCTAAATGCATCATCCGGAGGGACTGCATTATGATTTGCTCTAAATTGTCGAATAACCTTATGCTTGAGCTCCAACGTATACAAAGGAACATCCGGTTTATCACTTAAACGTACAAACATGATTTCCGTATGTCCTTTGGACACATCGTCTGCATAGGTTCTAACGCAATGGTTCAAAGCCTCCGATTCTTTCTTCAGTTCATCATTACTCTTGACAGGACGAATCAAATACTTTCCATTTGAATAACTCAACTCAATATGTTTTTCGTAATTCTCAAGAATCCCCTGTTCAAACCTGGCATCTTCTGTAGCACGCATAGCCCTATATGCTGCACTATGTGCTTCTACTAAATTCGATGGTGTTAGAACTCTATAAGACTTCATGTCCGCTCCAATCGTTTCCGCGAACTTCAAATAATCTTCGTAAATATTTATGTTCCAATCATCTATCTTCGATGCGTACTCCAATACTCGTGGACACATATACTTACGTATATGCTTGAAATTCAAATGTCTAATTTTCAATAATTCTTTTTCATTTGCCCATGAATAATTCCTGCATAACATCAAATGTGTGTAATCCATCTTTGGAAGAAGCGGAACGAATTTACGATCAACCTTGAATATCTTATCCAGGCTCTTTTGACTTAGATCAAGAACGCGAAGGCAAGAAATAAAATGACTCAAGTCTGCCTTCACAAGATATTCGATTTTAGGCTCTTTGCGATAAGCACACACGTATTCAAAAAAATCTAATCCTGATTGATTTAATTCTGACTGATACTGGCAATACGGAATGTTCAATAACATGATCCAGTCTTCAACTGAGTACATCCTAAACGGATAAAAATTCAATTTACTGTCACTGATCCAAAACTTCAAAGGATAATCAAAATCAACTCTTTTACCAAACATTCCACAATACAGATTGCCAACCAAAAACTTTCTTTCGCCTTCTATGTATCGTGCTACTTCCTGGATTTTCAGTTCTACTGTATGATTCGGATTCTTGAACAATTGAAATCCAAATATTCTCTTTAATAACTTTCCGTAATACATTTCTAGCGTTTCAACAAAATAAGTTCGGCTATAAGCCTCTTTTGCAAGCCATAAATCCATTTTTGAGAAAATAAACTCTTCAATGCCTTTTGGCCATGTGAGCTTCCTTGTCTTCAACTTTTCTAAAACAGACTTTCCTGCTTCCATTCTGATTCTTCTTTCTTAGGCTTTTTCTTTTGATCAACACTCTTTTTAACGATTGCCTTTGCAGATTCAAGATTCAAACGTGAAGGCTGTTCTTCATCACCACCAACGTCTTCTTCATCGTAGTAATGAACGGCCAAGCCAAACACTTCTTCACTGCCGATTGTTGCACAGTTTTCCACTGCCTTCTTTTTAGCTTCAGAAACAATGTAATTCCACATTCCGTCGATAGACTTCTTAGGATTATCCAACTTCGAAACCATGTCATTACGTGACATCAAATATTCACAGATTATTTTCAATCCTTGATTCTGCTTGATTGCCTTATATTCCTCTTCAAACTTAGACATACAAACCTCCTAGTATGTCTTTACAGGCACAAGCACACTCATCAACTTTAAAACATCGCACGAACCACGAACAATCAATGGCTTTCCGATTCCTGGAGTCGTAATCTGAACTTTTTCAGAATTAATGACATCAAGTGCATCTCTTAAATACTTTCCATTCAAGTTGAATTCGATTGGATCCGACATCAATTCAACTGTTTCAAGTTCTTCATACGTTTCTCCAATCATCTCAGACTTTGAATCAACATGAGATTCTTCTGTACCAAACGACAAATGTACAATTTGCTTCCCATCAGATTTCACAAAATCACAACGCTTGATAGCTTCTAACAATTCATTCTTATCCATTTCGATACAATACGAACAAGATTTCGGAATGATTCTAGAAACATCTGGGTACGTTCCATTTAAAAGCTGTGACTGATACATTCTGTTGTCAGTTTTAAATTGAATTTTGTTTTCATCGTAGAAAACAGAAACCTCATCATTGAATGTTTTCAAAAAATCCACACAAGCCTGTCTAGGAATTGTAATACTGGTATCCTTACAATCCATATCAATAAATGCATATCGGTTCATTCGATACGAATCAGAACCAACAATTGTAACCTGGCCATCGTCCACACTTAAATGAATACCAGTAAGTATTGGACGTGAAATCGCAACTCGTCCTCCGCTCGCAACACAAACCAAAGCTTTTTCGAATGCTTCTCGCAACGTTTCGATTGGACAATATAATTTGTTTGCCGGTGTATTTAAATTGATTTCTGGATATTCTCCAATATCTGTACAAGTAAGTTTGAATTTAGCCTTACCACACTTGATGTGCATTAAATTATCCGTGCAATCAACATCAATTGATTGACCAGATACTTTTCGAATGATCTCGCTAAAATATTTAGCATCCACTAAAACTTGGCCACTTTCTTCAACACCTGTTTCCATTTCCAATGTCTGCTGCATTGAAGCAGTTCCATTGGATCCAGTAATCACAATTGACTTTTCTTCTACACAAATCTTTAAATTTGCTAACGCAGGCAATGGAGATACCTTATCAATTACCTTCGACACATTGTTCACTGCATTTAGCAATGTCTTTGTTTCTATATTGAATTTCATTTTATTTTTCCTTTCCTGATACGATTTCACATAGTCCCATTTCTTTTAACTCATCAGAACTATATGCTTTACTAAATACCTTTTTAGGTTTAACCAGAATCCAATCCTTAGCCATGAGATCGTCTGTCATTGGATTCCAAAATCTTAAATATTCATTCCGTTCTGGAATATAAACTGCGATTTTGTAAATTGTTATGTTTGTTGGATATAAATAAGCGCCTTTTTTGTGATCACAACTATTTTTTCTTACAAATCCCATTTTCCTCTTTTTAGCTAATTTGATTGCTTTAACAATATTCATTCACGACACCTCACTCATTCAGATATTCATCAAACTTGTTTCCAAACAAAATACTAGGCTTCAAATAAGATTTCATGACTGGATCAGACTTCCACGAATCACATTTCTTTTCAATAACACATTTGAAATCCGCCAAGCTATATCCAGCGTTCAATTTATCCTGAATCAACTTTCTAGTTAATTTAGCATCAGGAGAAAATTCTTTCTCCGTTTCAATATTCAGGATTTCAACAATAGTTCTAATAATTTGATTCATTTCTAGTTCTTCGTCAGAAGAACAATATAAATTATTATTATTCTTATCATTCTTTATATTCTTTACATTATTGTTTGTTGTTGTCCGTTTGTTGTCCGTTTGTTGCTCGTTTGTTTTCTGCATGTTGTCCTCGTGTTGTTCGTTTGTTGTTTGCTTGTTGTCAACATTGGCAAAACACTGATAATCATCGTATTTTGTAACGATTATGAGCGTGTTTTGGTTTGTTGAGATTTTTTTAATCTCGCCTGTTTTCATTAAATTTTTGAGTGCTCTTTTTATTTGTTCGACACTCAATTTTGTTTCAGTGCTTAAACTCGCAAAGCTTGTAATGCACGAACCCCTTTCTATTTTTTTACCTTGCCAGTTACGATCGGCATGATTTACTTTTAATAGCAAGTGTATAAATAGCCGACAAGTGGGAATGTCGTCATACCATTCCCAGTCGACAATCTGCCGAAATAGCTTAATGTAGCCTCCACGATTTTCCATTCCATCGCCCCCCCTTAGGTGTGAATCTAATGGATACAGTGCCTATTTTCCGCACTGTCTTTTTCTTTATACTCCTTTAGATACTTTTGGAATTCCCTTCCAAAGGCTTTTGTACATTCCGATAAGCATTCGGTAATTTCATCTGAATCCATATCCTCGAAAAATTTAAAAAAAGTAGCGCCTGCTTTTGCTTCACTAGCAATAATTGGCCCATCCACTGTAATGAACACTTTCAATTCAAAAGCTGGACCATAACTACCTATAAATTCATTGAATCTTTTCATGAATTCATTTTTTTCTTTATTAGTTTTTGCATTCTGACGCTCCTTCTGGAACTGCTTAATTCCTTCATGTATCTCATCAATTTTTTTACTTTCTTCGATAACATCATCTTTATCTCTATCAACGTGTAATGTTTCCATCTTATTTTTCTCCTTACTAAATCTCGAACTCTGCAACCTAGATACCACAATCCGCGTAAGTCTTGTTAAAAAGGAAGATAAGTTACAGAAACAATCCATTAACTTTTTTTGACGTGCTAGAGCAAAAAATACATTATGTAGAAAGCGAGTGCGGATCACGTCAATTTGTGGTGATACCCAGGTTGCAGAACCCGAGAAAATAATTTATAATTTAGTTGTTATTTTTTGATTGGCCACTTTCCTTTGAAGTGGTCTTTTTTATGCTCTGCATGATTTACGCAGCTTGATCAGGTTGTCCAAATAAGGCTGCAAGCCAAGAACATTAATTACCTTGATTGTTGGCCATCCAAAGCAATTGGATTCAACGCCCAACTTGTTCAACTCGGTCTTCACAGTCGCACTGCTACAACCAATGATTTCTGACAAATCTTTTTGCGTGATGTATGCATACTTTGTCAACTTTTGGATCTTACCTTCAATTTCTTCGTCATATTCCTGACGAGATACAACTTTAATACCCCTCATAATAATCTCCTTTCTAGATTCCAATAGACTGGATGGTTCTACAAACAAATGCAGTACCAATCACACATCCAATCACTAATACAACACTCACAAACAACATCCAGTTTGCGAAACATTGCTTTCTACGCACCGCCTTCTCTCTTTTATCTAGATCAGCATAACGATGCATCATCTTTGTGTACTCTGTAGCATGTCCATTATTTGCGAATGGAGACAATTCAAGTTCTTTTTGTTTAGTTTTAGTTTTTGTGGTAGCCATACTTTTTATCCTTTCTGTGGTAGTTATTGGTAGTATTCTTTATTCTTATTTGTGATATGATTTAACTAAGATGCGAGGTGTTATAATGAAACATGATATTAAAGTAAAGAAAATCAGCGGAAGTACAATCTATATGACAGTTAATTCTCCCTCGAGATGTCCAAAATGCAATACCGGATTAATGAATGAACCTCTTAGTGCGGTATACAATGAGGATGAGAATGGAGATCCTTTTATTTATCTCTTAATGTACTGCCCTTATTGCAAATCCGTTTTCTATAGTTGTTTAAGCTATGATGATGGATACACTGAACTGTGCGATATGTATCCTAAATTCACCAAGATGACTGTTTATTCATCCATAAATAAGATCTCTCCTAATTTTGAGATATTATTCAGTCAAGCAGAAGAAGCTGAGAAAGCTAAATTAGACCAAATATGTGGAATGGGATATAGAAAGTCATTAGAATTTCTAATCAAAGACTATGCTATTTATAAACATCCAGCAGATAAGGATAAGATAGTTTCAGAACAACTTGCACAAGTGATTAACAACTATATAGATAACACTCAGTTAAAAACATTAGCTAAAGCAGCCACATGGCTAGGCAATGATGAAACACATTACCAGAAACGTTTTAAAGAATACGATATAAATCAATTAAAAGCTTTTATCAACTCTACAATGGCTGTAATTAACGCTGAATTAATGATTGAAGATGCTAATAAAATACTCAATAACTCTAAGAAGGTTAAATAAGGCCTTCTTTTTTTAACGCCAAATAAACCGCCTTACTTCTACAAACTTCAATCACACGTTTTAAATACTCAATATCATTGCAATCACTAAGCTTCTCTAGAAATGATTCTCTTTCAATTGGATTAAGCGATTCGCAAAAGTTTTTGTTTTCCATAATGTGTTCTCCTTTCTGTGGTAGTTATTGGTAGTACTTAATCAATTCGTAAATTGCATTTATGCAACTTCTGTGCTAAAAAAAATAAGTCCTGCTTTTTTAGACGGAATATCCAATGCTTGTACTACAGCTTGAGCTGTAGCAATCGAACACGCTCTTTGTTCGTTTAATAATCTACTTATAGTAGATTTATCAACGTTGCTCATTCTTGCCAATTCCGATACAGATACATGCTTTTTATCCATTTCTTCTTCTAATAACTTAACGTTCACTTTCATAATACTCCTTCCTTTCTTGTTGCGTTCTTGCAACTTCATTAATATTATATACCCGTGTTGCATTATGTCAACGATTTTTGTTGCTTTTTTGCAATTTTCTTTTTATACTTAGATTAGAAATGAGAAGGTTTGTAAACATGAAGACAATACAAGAACGAATTAAATCAAGAAGACAACAATTAAAACTGACATTGGAAGATGTTGCAAATGCGTTAGGAGTTAACAAAACTACTGTGATGAGGTATGAATCGGAAAGTATAAAAAAATTACCTACCGATATTGTTCCACCATTAGCCAAGGTTTTGAAATGTACCCCTCAATATCTTATGGGATGGGAAGAACTAGAAAATGATTCTTACATCCTTACCGATCACGAGCGTGAACACTTAGATATATATAGAGGCCTGGACGACAAAGGCCAACACACAGTGGATACAGTAGCTCAGATGGAATACGAAAGAGTTAAAAAGGATAATAAGTAATTATATCTAGATTTTGATTATAAAATGGAGGAGTTTATGGAAGAAATTAATATTTATTGTGATGAAAGATGTATGTACCGTGAATTAGATAATATTGGACAACACACTGTGGATGTGGTGACTAAAGCGGAGCTTGATAGAACAAAACATGGCAGTACTGCCATAAAAAGTAGATTGAGAAAGGAATTAGATTATGAATGATATGCAACATATTTATATTTACATGGATGACTCTGGTAAAATTTCAAAATTTGAAGACTATGCCGTTTTTGCAGGCATTGTTATCAAAGACGGAAAACAAAAATCTGAATTTAACAACAAATATAGAGCGATTGTAAATAACATTAAGTGTAAGTATTGTGAAAAGACGAATGATAATTGTAAAAATGAGTGTCCAGAAGTAAAGGCGGTAGCCATTAGTCCTACCCATAGAAGACGAATAATTAATCTTAGTAAATCTTTTACTACATTCGGTGTTATTACGTACAACAAAAGTCTATATAGCCATATCATCAATGATAAAGGTGCAAAAGGACGTTTTAATGAGTATGCTCAAAGAAGAATTATTAAAAATACTGTTCAGCATTTAATCAATAGTGGAGCGATAAATCCTAATATGCCCGTTTATCTGCATGTTAATATTGATGAAATGCCTACAAAATCAAATGGATATTATTCTCTTAAAGATGGATTGGTGGAAGAATTAAGGCACGGAATTATTAATTATAATTATTCCAAACAATTTAAACCTATCATTCACAGTGATTTGGAGATACAGGTCATATATAAAGACTCAAAGAAAGATTTAGGAATACAAATGGCAGATATATTAGCAAATACAATTAGGCACTCGTTTGTCATTAATAATAATTGGTTTGATACAAGTGAATATTTAAAAAGAAAATGCCACATAGACGTCATTTTAAGATTGCCTTAATAAAAAAAATCCCACTCATTGAGCGGGATCTAATCGGGGCGACGTACTTAACATACGCTTAGTATTCTTAACCATCCACCGACTATTGACCTGTCGAGGAGTAAGTACCTCCGGTATTCAAATTATAATTCGCATTTTGCTTATTGTCAACAAAAAGCATGCTCATCTATATTATCAAATCTTTGTGTGAACGTCAAATTTATCTTATAAAATCAATAAAATTCTGGATTTATCATTCAGAAAGAAAGGAATTTATTATGACTAATCATGAAATTGCTATGGAAGCATATTACTATTCAATCAACAATGACTTGATTGGTGGTATTTCTAAGAAAAATGCAGTCAAATGCTTTGAACAGATTATTGCGATGTTGGATTCAGATGAAAGACTTAATCTTCCATTCATTACTGTAAATGGAAAATGCTTTGTAGCAACTAAAAAGCGCCTGATAAAATGTTCTAAAAACATGTTTGGATATAAGTTTAAAGAGTGGAAATGGAGTCAGATCAGGAACGTATTCTACAAAAAAGCATTAACAACTGGTACTTTAATACTGAATACAGTGGATGGAGAAGTTAAAATCTCAATCAATCGAGATGGTGCTGAGTTTGCTGGAGAAATATTGAGAAAATTGAAAAGTGAAGCAAAATAA